TCGTGGCTTTTTCAAGGAGATAATAAATGCCTACATTTCGTCATGGTAAGTCCACCTCATTCAAGGTAGACAATGCGGCTGGCTCACTTACCAACATTTCAGACACACTCACAGATGTTTCATTTCCTCAGACAATCGAGACTGCCGAGACTACAAGTTTCGGAAGTTCTGCAAAGACCTACATTGTCGGTCTTTCAGATTCCAGCCTGTCAGTCTCAGGAAACTTTGATGCAACAGTTGATGCTCACCTTGCCGCTGTTCTTGGTCAGGCTGCAACACTTTCATTTGAGTACGGTCCAGAAGGCACAACTGCTGGTCAGGTCAAGTACACAGGCGAGTGCCTTATGACTTCTTACGAGAAGTCTGGTGCTGTTGGCGATGTCGTGACATACTCAGCAGAGTTCCAAGTAACAGGTGCCGTAACACGCGGCGCTTTTGCATAATTTCATAACAATACAACTTAATAAGTCGTGACCAACCTAGTGTCCAAGGAGAAATAAATGAGTCTCAAAGAAACAATCTTTAGTGCCGATGACATCACAAAGGAACTTGTAGAAGTTCCCGAGTGGGGAGTGAGCGTAGAAGTTCGCTCAATGACAGCGGCAGAACGCGCCAAACTGGGCGAAGGTGCATCAAATGGTGAAAAGACAGATGTTGCCAAGATGTACGCATTGACAGTTATTGCAACTGTTTATGACCCAGCGACAGGTCTACCAGTCTTTACAGATCAAGATAAGGAAGCCATTCTTTCTAAGAATGGTGCCGTAATTGAGCGCCTTGCAACTAAGGCTCTCGGTTCATCTGGTCTGACTGACAAGGCGGTAGACGAAGCACAGGCGCGATTTCCTAAAGAATCCTGAGCGTAGAGTCCTTTTTGAGATAGCAGAAAAATTAGGTCGGACGGTGGCTGAACTTCTTCACGGGAGTCCAGCACACCGCCCCCTGACTAGCATGGAATTAACTGAGTGGACTGCGTTGTGGACTCTCAAAGCAAAAGAGCAAGAGAAGGCAGAGCGTAGAGCGAAAGCGAGGCGATAATGGCAGAAAGTCCAACCATGGAAGTTCGCGCTCGGCTAACCGCTGAAACTGCACAGTTCACCAAGGGGATGCAACAAGCATCCGCTTCAGTAGATCAGTTCACCCAAAAGAGTGACAGTCTGCGCGGAGCAATGGTCGGAATCGGCGTTGCTTCCGCAGCACTCACTACTGCGCTTATTGCGATGGGTACAAAATCATTTTTGGCTGCTGCTCGTATCGAGGAACTCGATTATGCGATGGATGCTATCGGTAAATCTACAGGACTCGGTTATCAAGCGATTAAAGATACAGCCCTTGCTATTAAAGCCGAGGGTATTGAGATGGAAATTGCATCTAAGACCGCTATTAAGTTCGCGCAAAATCATTTAGATATGAGTAAGGCTGCTCTGCTTGCAAAAGCCGCTCAAGACTTCGCTATCGTGGGAGCAAAGAACTCATCTGAGACTTACGATATGCTCACACACGCCGTTATTACGGGTCGAAGCGAAGTTCTCAAATCAGTTGGTATTCAAAAATCTGCTGGTCAAATGTACGAGGCTTATGCCAAAACACTTGGAAAATCCGCAGCGGCGCTTACTTATCAAGAAAAGCAACAGGCTGTTCTTACGGGAGCGCTTGAAGAAGCAAAAAATGTTGCTGGCGCTTATGAGGCTGCCATGCAGAGTCCTGGAAAAGTTCTCCGTTCTTTTGCTCGTATGTCTAATGAAATACAAGTGTCTATGGGAAATATGCTTCTCAAGGGCATCGGACCAGTAATCTTCCACCTTTACGAACTCACAAAACAATTTGCAAAGGCTCTTGAAAATAGCGTTGCATTTAGGATTGCTATTGAAGCAGTCAAGCAAGTAGTTATTAAATTTACTGCCCCGATTGTTGCATTTTTGAAGTACATGAAAACAATGCTTGAGGGAATGACTAAGGTAACTGATGCCGCTGGTGAGTTGAAATCTAACTTTGACCCAGTAGGAGATGCCGTTAAGAATCTTGCTACAAAGATTGAATTTGTCCTCCCACCTCTTGCAGCGCTTTTGGCTATGTTCGCCACTTTTGCTGGCGCTCGCGTATTTGCTTCAATCCCAGTTCTAGGCTCAGTCCTTGGAATGTTGGCTGGTCCTATAGGTATTGTCGTTATTGGTCTTACCACTTTGTACTTAACATCAAATCAAGTCAAGGATGCGGTAAATAGATTATTTGTTGCCCTTTCGCCCCTAATTGGTATTGTTGTCTCCGTTGGAAAAGCATTGGCAACCGCCGCTGGATACGGCGTAGCGATCTTGGCTAAGGCTATCGGTGGGCTGGCAACAATCATCCAGGGTGCCAATAACTTCCTGAGTTCACACAGAGGAATTCTCAACGGCATTAAATATGTTATAGGCGTACTTGTAGCCTCCTATATTGGTTACAAGGCTGTTATGTTGGCTCAGTTGGCGGTTACAAAAGTCTCAGCCATTATGACTGCTATTCACGCAAAAATGACAAATGCTCAAACCATTGCTAATTTGACGGCAATAGAAGCGACCGCGGCGTTAAATTATGCCGAGGCAGCAAATACTGTTATTACGATAAAAAACACAATCGCTCAATTACAAAACAATATAGCAAACGGCGCTGGAGTAGCAGCAACAGCGGCGCTTGCAGTTGCAAATGCTCAACTTACTATTGCTGAATCTGCGGCGGCAGCGGCAAAGACCGCCTCGGCTTCAGCACAAGCCGCGCTGACTGCGGCAACCGTCCCTTACGCCGCCATAGTTTTTGGAGTTGTCGCAGCAATCGCAGCGCTTACTATCGCTTTTGTTATTGCATGGAAGAACAGCGAAACATTTAGAGAAGTAGTTACTGCCGTTATTAACTTTGTCGCCAAGGTCATTGGCAAGGCGGTTGCTTTTATTATCAGGGCTTTGGGATACTTCGTCAAAGGTATCGCCTATGTGATGGATACGAATAATGCGCTTGGAAAGACGATAGCAACGGTATATGAATTTATACTCGACACTATTATATTTGCTGTAATTTCATACATTAAGTTCTATAAATACTGGCTTGATGCTTTCTCATCTGTAGTAAAAGAACATGCTGGCGGAGCAAAACTTGTTGGTCAAATTTTTGAGTTCATTGCTCGTTACATCGGAGCGGCAATTACTTATGTCTTACTTCAATATGCCGTTTTGATTAAAGGTCTTGCAACCCTTATTTATTACTTTGGAGTCTTAAAGGATTGGATTGGCGAAAAATGGAAGCAGATTGTGGAGGCGATTGGTCGCGCAACGCAAGGAATCAGTAAAATTTTTGGAGTTATAGGAGACCTTGTAGGTGGAATTACTGATTTTATGAAAGAAAAATTTGCTGGTTTTGTAGATTTTTTGGTAGAAGGTTTAGAAAAAGTACCTTATCTTTTTCGCGGGATAACTGGAAACCTTGTTCTCTCTCAACTTAAAAAATTACAAGGTTCTCTACGCGACACTACAGATGAAGTAGCAAAATTCGATGATTCTAAAGGCGCTGATAGTCTTGCGACAAAAATCACGGGTGCTGTCGAAAGTATAAATAGCGGTATAACATCCGTAAGCAAGGTTCTAATTCAAAATGTTAAAGAATTTGGAAATTACGAAGGCGGAATTGCTGGCACTCTTTCTAATGTTGCCAACAAAATAGTAAATGTTGCTGAAAAAGTTACAAATTTTGCTGGAAATGTTGATGGCGACAAGATACTAGGTGGAATGGTAAAGGGAGCAGAGAAAGCCTCTGAAGTGCTAGGTAAAACTATTGACTTGCTTCAAGGCATAAAAGATAAAGATATTTTCAAGACTGTTATGAAGGTTGTCTCCGATGGTGCCAATACCGCATCTGAGTGGTTGCTTGCAACAGCCACAACAGTTGAATCTTTTACTAATTCAGACTTTGCTGGAAAAATGGGCGATTTTATCGGAGGCATGGTTGATAGTCTTAAAAAAGGTCTCGGTTTTGGCGATATTTTAGGCGACTTGAAAAAAGAGTTTTCGCTTCCTAAAGATTTAGGAAAAGATGAAAACGCTGAGGCGATTGAAGCCCAAACCAAGAGAGCAGATGCAATCAAGGATGCTATGAGGTCAGCGATTGACTCCATCAAGGGAGTTCTTGATGATCTTAAAAATGCAGCCCGAGACTTTGCCGATAGCCTCAAGGACACAATCGTAGGCTTTGCTGGTCTAAAGAGCATTGAGTTGCCTGACGGATTCATTCCAAAGGCTAAATCGTTGATTGATAACATGAACCAAAGACTAAATAAGAGCCTTCAGTTCGCAAATCAGATTGCACAACTACAGTCATTAGAACTTGATGCTGGTGCGCTCAAGGACATTATTGAGGCTGGTCCGATCAAGGGCGCTCAGTTGGCTTCTTCAATCCTTACTGGAGATGCAAAGTCAAACATTGCTCAGATTAACGCCTTGCAGAAGGCAATCACTTATTCAGGTGCGGCTATTGGTCAGATGGGCGCTCAAGCGGCTTACGGTGGACTCATCGCTAACGCAGAGGCTAAATACGCTTCTCTGTCTGGTGACCTCAAGACTGGTGGCAGCGGAACAAATCAGTACATCCAACAGGGTGCTTTCCAAATCAATATCAGTACCGCTGGAGCAAAAGATACTGATGAACAGATTAAAATAATTACCGATAAGATTCAAGAAACATTTGCAATCTTGGCTAAGGAATTGGCGGCTAAATAATGGCTTCGTATGTCCTAAGACCTAACGCCAACTGGAATGGCGACACCCTATTTACTGGAACTGGTGGTACTGACCACGCTGTTTTAGCAGATGATAGCGATGGCACATATCTCCTTCGTACCAGCACTACCGTACCCGCATCGTATGAGGCTGAGTTCGGAACTACAACATTGTCCGCTGACGAGACAATCACCTCCGTGAATCTACGCGCTAAAATTTCTGCTTTAGCCGCAGACTCCCTCGCTCAGTTCAGCATAGGTGTAATTACAGATCGTAACGGCAGAGCCGTGAGTTACAGCATCCCCATTACTAAACAGGGAATTGTTACTGCAACAACATTTGATTTAGGTATTAAATTAACAGCGGCTCCAAACGGTGCTGCATGGACACAGACACTTCTTGATAATCTTGTAGTCAAATTTACAGACGGCGCTACTGGGTCTGTAGTTCTTCCTCCAGACCCTACTAACCGAACCACTCTCTACGCTTTATATGTTGATGTTGAGACCGCTCCACGCCCAACAGTCACAGTTACCGCCCCTACTGGGACCGTCACAGATACATCTTTCCCTTCGGTCACATGGACTCCAACATTTTCTGATGGTAGCCCTCAGTCTGCTTACGAAATTAAAATCTTTGATGCAGCAACTTATGGCGGTGCTAGTTTTAGTGCAGACACATCAACTCCGACTATTGAAACTGGAATAATTACATCTACCAATAATGGTCAGACTCTTGAGGGCGACCTAGCCAATAGCACCACTTACCGAGCCTATGTTCGAGTTGCCTCATTGATCAACGGCGCTAACTATTTTAGCGATTGGGCATTTTCTCAGTTCTCCCTTGCTATTGATTCTCCAGCAACACCAACCGTATCTGCTTTCTACGATTCAACTACTGGCGCAGTTACGGTAACAATTTTTGGTCGTACAAATGCTTTATCTGCAAACCAGGCTTCCTTTGAGGTTGATACAACAGGATGGGTTGCTGCATCGAACTGCGCCCTCTCCCGCAGCACGGCTCAATTTTCAAGTGGAGTAGCATCATTATCGCTTGTCTCCGCCGCCGCTGGAGATATGACCGCATCAACTACTACGGCTACTAAGTTCGCAGTAACGGCTAACAATAAGTTTTCTGCCACCGCTGAGTTCAGGGCTAACTCAACAGCGCGTTCATGCTCTGTAGGAATAATCTGGCTAAATACAAGCGGAACAATAATTTCAACACTTTTTGGAACCGCTGAAAATGATTCATCTAGTGCGTGGAATGAGTGCAATGTATCTGGCACGGCTCCAGCAACAGCGACTCATGCCCAAGTAATTGTGAAGGTTGCAAGCGCTGGGTCATCCGAAACGCACTTTATAGACAAGGTTGCTTTCCATGCTGGAGATACTCCGTTCTGGACACGCGGAGGATTCTCTACATTCTCATTTGTCGTTGAGCGCTCAGAAGATGCTGGCGTTACATTCGCATCAGTTCGAAACAGCCCTGTAACAGCATCCGCATCGCAGATTGCTACCTTGAATGATTATGAGGTTCCTCTTGACACAACCGTAATTTACCGTGCGAAAGCGAGGGCTGAAATCTAATGGCTGTTCTTTCATCTGGCTTTGTATCTACAGAGCCGATTCAGATTACAAATCCTGGGGTCTGGTCGTTCACGGCTATCGAAAGCCCAACCATCGCTGCGCGATCTCTCCGAGTTCAACAGCCTTTGACTTCGCAGATTGTGGAATCTTATGGTCAATTCAAACCTTTGGGAGCATCCAAGACGATTGTGGTGGCTACCAGCATCTATGGAATTGATGGCTCGTATGAGTTCACCACCCAAGGTGAGACCGAGTGGGATAACCTCTATCCAGTTCTTACTTACCAGGGTATTCTCCATGTCCACGACCCTCTAGGTCGCCAAAAGTATGTTCGTTTTGTAGATAGAACCTGGACTGAAGTAGGACCAATTGCAAACCTTATTCGTAACGCCAAGGTTAATTACTTTGAGGTAGGCGCTCCATAATGTACCCCGTAACTGACACCTTTCTTTCGTCAGTTCGAAAGTCTCATATCTCGAAGGTTAAGGTTGAGATTTACGATGCTGCAACAGGCACGATTTTAAGCACGGCATCTCCAATCAGCGGAGAAGTGACTATTGATAGCCGCCGTTCGGTTCGCAGACAATGTTCACTTGAGTTCGCGGACACAGACGGAAGCCTCATACCAACTAATAACATTTCTTCTGTGTTGCTTCCATTTAATCGGGAAGTAAAAATCTTTAGAGGGGTTCAATATCAGGATGGAACAGAGGAATTAGTACCCCTTGGAGTCTTTCAACTTACAACGGTTGAAGTTACAGACACAGCCCAAGGTGTTCGCGTTACTGTCCAAGGTTCTGACAGAAGTTTAAGAGTTTCTAAAGCAAAATGGGTAAATCATAATTTTTATATTGACGATGCGACCCCCAAAGAAACAGCAATTACGGAAATCTTAAAAGACCGCTATCCCAATGTAAAAACAGATTTTCCAGCCACGGGTCAGGTTACAAGTCTTATTTATCCAAGTCTCGATCAATCATCTGACCCTTGGAAAGAGGCTCTCAAGATTGCGGAGTCGGCTGCCATGGATTTGTATTTTGATGAAAACGGCATCGCTCGTATGAGACCGATTCCAGACCCAGATTTAGGTAAGGCTCTCGTTGAGTACACCGATGGAGAAGATTCAGTTTTAACCCAATTAGGTCGTAACCTATCCAGCGATGAGTCCTACAATCATGTTGTTTATACGGGTGAGGGAACAAACCTAACCATTGGCGTAATAGGTGAGGCTTTTGATAATAACCCTTCCAGCCCTACTTATGTAACTACCTTCGGCTCAGTACCTATTTTCAAATCTTCTCCAAATATCTTGACCGTTGCCGAGGCTGAAGAAGCCGCTCGCGCTGAGTTGAAAAAGGTATTGGGCGCGGCGGAAAAAATATCCTGGGACCAGATTGTAAATCCCGCCCATGATGTTTACGATTTAGTCAGTATTGTTCGAAGCGCCTCTGGGGTCAATTCGATCTTGATGCTTGATGCGATAACAATTCCCTTAGCCCCTACAGCGACAATGAACGCTGTTGGAAGAAGTAGGAGATTCTGATGGACTTGAGTTACCTTGTTAATCAGATTAAGGCGACTCCATCTGGACTAAGACTACGCCAAGGCACGGTCATAACGGTCAATGCTAATCGCACTATGGATGTTCAGATTGCTGGAGACGGCTTCACCTTGCCTTCAGTTCGTTATCTCAGTAATTACGCTCCTAAGCCATCCGACCAGGTATGGCTTCTCAATGATGGCGCTGACCTCCTGGGAATTGGCATGATTGCTGCGGCTGATAGAACTCTTGCTCCAACGGCATCTCGCTCAACATCTCAAACAATTACGACCAGCACCCAGACAAAAGTTGTTTTTGATGCAGTAGATTCTGACGGCTGGAATTGCTGGGATGTAAGTCCAAACCCAACACGCTTAACAGCGCCTTTAACTGGTCGCTACATAATCACGGGCAATGTTGCTTTCGAAGCGGATTCCGCAGGACACCGAGCCATCAATATCTTAAAAAATAACACCGTTGAGTTGGCTCGCTCCGATTTCAGCCCAGTATCAAATTCTATTGATACTCACAGCAATGTTACTTGCCATGCAGTCACCCTTACAAAAGGCGATTATGTAGAATTACGAGTCTGGCAAAATAGCGGAAATGATTTAGACATCTTAGATTCAGGGGACCACAGCCCGAGGTTTAGCCTTATTTACCTCGGTTCATAAACACATAGGTTATTATTTATACATCTAGTAGAGGAGTTCACAATGAACGCACAGCAAAAAGCAATGCTCGCATCTTATGGTCGCTCATTTTTAGCGGCGGTCACAGCAACTTTTATGGCAACAGGGGGAGACCTGTTCGCTCTTGATGCAGATACAGCCAAGGCAATTTTGGCTTCAGGCATCGCGGCAATCCTTCCAGTAGCACTTCGCTACATCAATAAGCAAGACCCAATGTTCGGCAGAATTGCTGAAGTTGTAGCCGCTGAGGGAATGAAGCAACTCACCAAGAAGGCACCTGCTAAGAAGGCTGTCGCAAAGAAGTCGGCAAAATAATGGAGAAAGGCACCGTAGCCTTATTTCTTTCAATAGCCCGAGCAGAGGTCGGAACTATTGAAGGTCCAAAAGAAAACGAAACAAAATACGGCGCTTTTATGAAGGCTAACTTTCTGGCATGGTGCGGTTCATTCGTGAACTGGTGCGGCAATGAAGCGGGAGTGAAGATTCCGAATACTGTTTCAACCTTGGCTGGGGCAACTGCCTTCAAAAAGAACAAGGCTTGGCACGATGCAGAAACAGCAATACCGCAACCTGGCGACATAGTTTATTTTGATTTTCCTGGCGATGGCGTAGATCGAATCTCGCATGTGGGAATTGTTTTGAAAGATAACGGTGACGGAACAGTTACCTGCGTTGAAGGCAATACCAGTCCAGATAAGAAGGGTGACCAGAGAAACGGTGGACAAGTTGCAAAGAAAGTTCGTGCCTACAAAAAGGGTACAAAAAAGGGCTTGCCTCTTGCAGTTGTTGGCTTTGGTCGTCCTGAGTTCAAAGGGTAATCATGGCAGAACACGAAGTAACCCTCGGAGAAATTATGCGTAGGCTTGATGACCTAACCACGGAAGTCAAGCAAATCAACACCAACATTGGTGAGACTTATGTTCGCCGCGATGTCTACTCATCTGATTCTGCTCGCTTTCAACAGGCGATGGAAACGATCACAGACAGAGTTGCAAAGATGGAATCACGCTCCGAGTGGGTAGTTCGTACTGTTGGCGCTTTAATTATTGCTGCCATTGTCGGTGGCTCCATATATGTTGGGCAAATCATCGGCTTGTAGGACTTGACATACCCAACTGGGGGTGTGTATCCTCTCGCTATGAGAGGAGCAACATGACAACACAACCAGATATAAATGAGTTCGATAATCCCGCCGTATCTTCAATCGCAGCGGAAAACGAGGGCTTTGTCGTTGATAACGACCAGAAGGCTGACTGGGCAATTCGCAAATTAGCCGTCATTCGCCGAAAGCAAGCCGAGAACAAAGCGATCTACGATGCCGAGATTATCCGCATCACAGAATGGCTCTCAACGGTCAATACAGCCCTAGATCGGGATGCCCTGTACTTTGAGGCAGTCCTTACCCCATACGCGCTCCTACAGCGCTCTGAAGGTCGCAAAACGGTAACTTTGCCCCACGGCACACTCAAGACCACGGCTGGTCAGTCACACATTGAGTTCAAAGATGAATCTAAATTCATTGAGTGGGCAAAGGTCAATGACCCAGCCCTTCTCAGAATTAAAACTGATGTAGACAAATCTGCGTTAAAAGTTTTGATTTCTGAGGAAGGTGTACTAATATCAACCCAGGGTGAAATTATCCCTGATGTTCAAGTTGTACCAGGACAAACATCAGTCAAGTTCATAACCGAGTAGAGAGAGAATCAAATGTCAGAAACTAAAGTTTTGACCATTGCTCAAGCACTCAATGAAGTGATGAAGCAAGTTGGCGCAGTAAAGAAAAATGACCGCAACGCATCCCAAGGATTTAACTTCCGTGGAATTGATGCAGTTGTAAATGCAGTATCACCTGCACTTCAAAAGTATGGCGTAATTGTTGTGCCATCGGTTGAGGATTATGAATACGCCTCAGTTGAGATCGGCAAGAATCGCACCGTTATGGGACATGTAAAAGTCAAAGTTACCTACACCTTCATTGGTGCTGGTGGCGATGCCATCAAAGCCACGGTAGTAGGTGAGGCAATGGACTCAGGAGATAAGGCAACCGCTAAGGCGATGTCTGTTGCATTTCGTACCGCACTCCTCCAAACGCTATCTTTACCGACAGATGAGCCTGACCCAGACAGTCAGAGTTACGAGCGCTCCGAAAAGGTCGTAGTAGACACGACAGCGCTCGCCAAGGCTATAAGCGAAGCATCTGAGTTGGAGACACTCGCAAAATTGGGTGCCTACATTACAAAGTACAAAGATGCGATCGAGCCAGCGATTCTTGAGACTCTACGAATTTCATTCAAGGAGGCTCAGACCCGTGTTGGCACTTCCCCAGTAGTTGACA